TCGTCACTTGATTTGGCCGACGGCACATCAGTTAAAATCACTCCTTTTTACGGAGCAAGAATATCCAAAGATCGTCAAGAAGAGGCGTTTAAATGGTTGCGTGATAATAATCATGCTGACTTGATTCGTAATAATGTTGGAGTGTCATTTACAGCTGGTGACGATTCAAAGGCTCAACACGTTCTGGAGCTTTTGACTAAGGCAAACTATAGACCCGTTCAAAAACAAGAAGTGAACGCCATGCAACTTAAGCAGTTCGTAAGGGAACAAACGGAAAAAGGTGTAACATTACCTGCCGATTTGTTTAGCATCTATGTGGCTAATAGAACGAAAATTAAGACGAAAGAGAAAATACAATGACGAAAGCGAAAAACGGAAACGTACAAGTGAAGCCAAACTTTTCGATTGCATCTGTTGGAGAAGATCTAGCAGACAAAGGGTTTGAGCAAATGGGTGCAAAGGATCTAGCGCTACCTTTTCTAAAGGTGCTCGGTCAATTGTCACCACAAGTAACTCAAGGTGATCCAGCTTTTATTCCTGAAGCAAGACCAGGCATGATCTTTAACAGTGTAACACAAGATCTGTTTGACGGGCAAAAAGGTATAGAGGTTGTTCCTTGTTACTATAAGCTTGAGTATTTAGAATGGCCTGATAGGCAGGAGGGTGCAAATGCACCAGCTGCTACACACTCAGCTGATTCTAATATTCTTGCGCAGACTACAAGAGATGATCAGAACTTGGATAGATTACCGAACGGTAATTATGTTCAAGAAACTGCATCACATTTTGTAATAAGGGTATCAGAAGGTATCCCACAAGAGTCTGCACTCATGAGTATGAAAGCCACTCAAAGAAAAAAATCTAAGATGTGGAATTCTATGATGAGAAGTGTAAAGGAAAAACGATCGGATGGTAAGGGTTTTTATACCCCTGCCATGTTCACGCAAAGATATTTACTAACTACTGTGCTTGAAAAAAATGCAAAAGGCACATGGTATGGTTGGAAGATATCTCACATTGGACCTGTTCAAAATCAAATGACACTTGATGCTGCAATGGGATTCTATGACAGTTGTTTAAAGGGCAATGTCAATGTGAAGTATGAGCAAGAATCCGCGACCGCGAACCCAGGAGCGAATCCTGTACAACAAGAAGGTAAACCAGCTGGTAAACCATTCTAATGTTAGACAGATTCAAGGAGCTGTTCAGCGGACTTGATGTTGCTTACGGTGAGTACTATCTCAATGGTGAGCGAGACAACAAGACTGGGAAAGAAAAAGGTAGGGCCACAACTAAACGTGGCCCTGTCACTGATGAACTATTTCAAAAACATTTAAACGGCGAAATTAATTTAGGCATCATTCCTATTAGATCAGACAATTCATGTATATGGGGTTGTATAGATGTCGATAAATATGATCTTGATTACAAATCTTTAATAAAACAATTTAGAACAAAAGGATATCCCTTAGTGCCTTACAGATCTAAGTCTGGAGGTATGCATTTATTTATACATACAATTGAACCTGTATCAGCATCAGATATGATTGATAAGTTACATGAGATAGCAGCTGATCTTGGATTATCCGGTTGTGAAATTTTTCCTAAACAAAGGAAAATAATGGTGCATAAAAATGACCTTGGTAACTGGCTTAATATTCCATATCAACAAGCTGCAAGAACAACTCGTCATGCTATATATGATAACGGAATGGGTATACCTATTAATGAGTTTTACCAATGGGTACAAAAATTTAGAATTACAAAAAAAGTTTTTGATGAAATAAAAATAGCATCAGATGGTTTTCCTTTAGAACATGAATTTGATCAGTTTCCACCTTGTTTACAAGCATTAATTAGAAACGGTTGTAGCGATGGTTTTAGAAACAATGCACTTACAGGTTTTGCTACACTTGCTAAAAAAAGAAATCCTGAAGGTTGGCAAAAAGAAGTATGGGAGAGAAATGAGGGATTTACACAACCACTACCAGCTAGAGAAGTACAAGCTTTGATAACACAGTATGAAAAGAAAGATTATCAATATAAATGTACTGATGCACCTCTTAAAAATCATTGCAATTCTGCTGTATGTAAAGAATTAAAATATGGTATTGATAGTGTAGATTATCTTCCTACCATAGATTCGTTTCAAGTTTTGAAAACAAAACCACCAATATATTTTTTAACAATAGATAAAAAGACGGTAGAGCTTACAGGAAAACAACTTAACCAGCAACAGCTGTTATCTGAACAATTATTTGATCAAGCAGACATTGTTTGGCAAAAAGTTAAAGACAAAGATTATAGAGTTTTTTTAAATAAACTCAAGTCCATGCAACAACCTATTGAAGGTTACGATGAAAGTAATGAAGCTGAAGAAGAATTTAAAGATACAATGATACAATTTACTCAAGAGACACAACAAGCAGATAATGCATCACAAGTTGAAGCTGAGATGTGGTATTTACATGAAAA